ACCATAGAAAAGACCTAGGTTGATTGTTTTTGCCTGTTTCCTGGAGATATTAGCCATGTCAGCGACTATCTGATGGAAATCGGCATCATCCCTATCAAATTCATCTTGAAGGCTCTCTGTGCCTGGTAGACCCAATTTGATCGCATAGTGCACTACGATACGAGGTTCTTGTTGTGAATAGTCAAAGCTACCCCACTGACAGCCCTCTTCAGGTATAAATAACTCTCTCATCTTACCACCGATATAACCCTTTGCCGGTATCTGTTGTAGATTAGGATTAGACATACTAAATCTACCCGTAACTGTGCCGCCAGTATCTGATCTTATTTGATTTATATCTGCATGTATTCTATCTTCGTGTACGTATTCTAATAATCCATCTATGAAAGTATTGACTGCTTTGTCATACTCCCTTGCTTTTGCAATCATTCGTAAACATTTATTATTGTGTGTTTGTAAATAGTTTTTTGGTAATTGTGGCATTTTAGATTTTGGCGTGACTTTGTAATCTTTAATACAAAGATGATCTAATAATTTTTTAATTGATGCTGCAGCCCAGATGTCAACTTTAATTGTTGTAATACTTTCTATTGCTTTTATTATCTGGTCTCTACGTTTCTTGAGATGTCTACCAAACAGGATAGCTTTTGACCGATCTATTCTAACGCCTTTAAATTTCATGTCAACTAAACATAAAAATAATTTTGTTTCTAATTCAAATATTTTTCTACAAGTCTTTTGCTCTCCATCATCTTTAGTGTATAATACTTCGTCAATTTTTTTATTGAATAATTTCCATAACTTGTATGTTAGGTTTACATCTTGCTTTGCATATTCTTTTACAATAGATGCAGGTAGTTTATGCATGTTAGTCATCGGGTCTTTCACCGTGCCACCAGACCACTCTAATGTTTTCTGTTGTAGATCGTATTTATATTTCTCTTCGTTAAGATAGTCTTTTGATAATGCGTCTAGTGAATATTTAAATCTATTCTCATCAATAACAGATGCAGCTATCATGGTATCTACAATTCTACCTTTAATCATCTTACCAGTCACAGCTCTAATCCAACATACGTCGTACATTGCATTGTGAAATACTTTTGTAATCTTTTCGTTTTGAAATATTTTATCGTTTAACACTTGCCATATTTTATTTATTCTTTCGTAGTCTATATCAGTATCAGAATGACGTAGAGGAAAGTATGCAAGATCATTATCTGTTGCAACTGCAATACCACATATAAAACCATCGTTACGTATAGCACCAGATCCTTTTGTTTTAAGATTCGGATCGTATGTTTCTATATCTATTGCAACCGTATCTATGCCTTTTAAATTTAAATCCTCTGGAGTGTTACACATTATAATCCCTCTCTATAATCATCTCTATAAAATGTATTGCTTTCAACAAATCTTCTTTACCATTTTTATCTTGATGTCTTATTATGTATTTTATAGCACATCCTTCAGGATATAAAAGTTTATTCTCAACCACAAACTTACTTGGTTGAATTTTATACTTTTGATAGTGACTTCCGCCGTGCTGCTTGTCCCATACTTTACTCATTGTCTAACTCCTAGTGTGTATTGTTTTTGTGATGCGATGGTCCAACAATCAATTCTTCCTCGACTGTAACCTACGTACTTCAAACGAAGTTGTGTAAAATAATCTTCTCTTCTTGTTGCAGTTAAATCAACAATAACATTATCAAATGTCATACCTTTTACTTTGTGTATGTTTCCATACTGAACTCGACTTACTTCTTCTACGTTAGCACCATCTCTAATTAGTTGTCTAATAAATCTAACCTGCTCTTCATTTATTTTACTTTTTATTCGGGTGTCTAAAAAGTCAGTAAATTCAAGGCTTTTTTCATATAAATAACCTTTATCGATTAGCTCGTGGATCGTATATTCTTTATCAATCCAATCTTTAAATGTTTCTTTTCCTTTACCTCTTACAATAGTTTGCATGCCCATATACTCCCAAAAATATTTTATTTGTTGTAATGACACCGGTTTACCTTTTACAAACTCTGGCCAGTTTTTGTGACATTCAAATTGTTTTTTAGAAATAAAAGGATCGTTTCCTACTGCACAAAAATTAATTCCATTTCTTAATAAGAAAGCTCTTGCCCATTTGTGTGAAGGATTGCCTCTAAATGTAAATAAAAAACTTTCTTTTGTATTTTTTATTTTATCTAATAATATTCTCATGTGAGAGCAATCTGTTATATAATTAGGCAAGTGGTAATGATGGCCTATTATATCTTTTGCAGGTTTCCATATTCTGTTGTATTCATACTCCTGCCAGATTGGTGCTATAATTTTTTTACATAATTCATTTATAGTTTTTCCACATCTAAGTCCTTGTTCTAATTGCTCTGCATTTTTAGAAATTGTATGAAAATAATCGGCATCAGCTCCAGCCCATTCAAAAATAGTTTGATCTGGATCTCCTACCATAATAAATTCTTCTGCATTGGTTGCAATTTTCTCTAAAGCTTTTCTTTGTGGAACGTTACTGTCTTGTGCTTCGTCAACTATTAAAACATCTATGTCAGGTACTTTAACATTTGGATTGTTAAACTCCTGTATCATATCCTCATAGGCTCGAACCTGTTCATTTCTTTTATATTCTGTAGCCCACTCAATCATATTATTAATCATTTTTAAATCCTTGTAGGTTTTTAATTCACCTTTTTCTTTCAAGATAAGATAATATTCTTTAGTAGTAAGCCCTCTTCCAATCGCTCCTTTAACAAATTTATA